CGTAGGGTAGCATTAGAAGGCTCTCGTGATCGTTACTACCATTGTGACACGGCTTATGGTAATTATGAGGAACAAATGCTATCATGTGTAAAACGTATCGTGTCTGGGAATCAAGTTATGCGTTATGAGTTAAAACCCGGACAAAGAAAAGAAGCCTTGGACTGTGAAGGTTTAGCGCTCCACGCAAGTTATGCTATGGGGTATCGGTTATGGACAGATTCTCAGTGGCAACAAATTGAACGCCACTTAACACGAGTATAGGAGTAGCACAGATATGGCTAGAACAGTATTAGAGATTCAAACCGATATTGGAACACTTACAGAAGCAATAAAATCCCTTACGCTTGGAAAACGTATTACTACTCTTATTGTAGGTAGTGGGGCTTTCCAGCGTAGGTACACGTATCAGGAAGTTACTTTAGAAAACCTTAATGCCCAACTTAGCATGTATGAAGCAGAATTACTAGCTGCAAAGAGCCTTGTTGCAGGAACACCATTACTACCAACTTTTCGTAGTTTTGGAAGTCTTCGTATGGGCTATAGTAAAGGGGTACAGTAATGAGTGACCCAGCAGAATTTGGAAGGAGTCCTTCAAGAGTTCTTCGTACAGCTTATGAAGGAGCAAGTACTACTTACCGTTTAGAAATGAAAGGGTTGAATAGTGGTAGTCAAGATCAACTATCTAGTCGGGAGCTATGTAATCTTTGGGCTAGAAGTCATTACCTAGTTAGGAATAATGCAGTAGCAGTTACAGCAAAGAAACGATTACAAGCTAATTGGATAGGTCGGGGGATTCGTGTACGCTGGATGAATCCAAACCACACACCGAATAAAAAGATGCAAACAGCATGGGATATTTGGGTAGACTCTTGTACTCATGACGGTTATGGGAACTTGTACAATCTGCAAACTGGTTGGGCTGCTGCATTGTACGAATCTGGAGAAGTGTTCTGTCGTATGGTGATTAATACTAAGGTTGCAGGAAAAATACCGTTATCTTTGCAGAGCCTTGAAGCAGAAATGCTAGACCCAACCTACACCAGTACGTATTCCACAGAAGTAAATATTCCAGATAAAACTTATATGGGGATTACTTTTGATGAAACTGGTGGGAAGCCTGTAGCATATAATTTCTGGAAACAGTATCCAGAACCAATGGCATATAAAATAGGAGTTTATCCACAAAGAGTAGCTGTTTCGGCAGAAGAGGTAATTCATATTTTTGAGAGGGAGCGCCCTGGACAGTGGCGGGGAATTCCTATGCTTGCCCCACTCCTTCTTACTATCTACGAGATGGATGAACTTACTGATGCAACCTTACAACGTCAGAAAGCTGCTCAGTGTATTTCATGGATATTCGAGAATACCAATCCGGCTAGTAGATTAATCCCAGGAATTGACAGGTATACAAGTCCCGTTAATGTTGATGGAGTTTCTCCGGATACTGCTGATGGAACTACTGCTGCTGAACGTACGGTATTTATCGAAGGTGCTGGAGGAAACTTAATTTACCCACAACAAGGAGAAACGGTTAAGTTTGCTAGTATTCAAGATATTGGGGAGGGGTTGAACACCTTATTAAAGCAACAGTGGATGCAGATTTCAGCCGCATTGGGGCTTTCCTACCACCAAGCTAGTGGCGACCTTTCAGAAGTGAACTTCTCTAGTATTCGTGCTGGATTGAATGAATTAGCCTTACGTGTAGAAGTTGTCCAGCAGAACCTATTCATTAACCTTGGAATGACTCCAGTATGTAATAAGTTTCGTGATCTTGCATCTATTTATATTTCTGGGCAGATGGGAGAAACCTATCCTATCTTTGATGTTCCTAAACGTCTTGGAGTAGACCCATTAAAGGATGCTCAAGCCGATATGATGGAGGTTCAGGCAGGATTTGCTACATTGGAAAGTAAGTTAACTGAGCGTAATGTTACTTGGGAGCAAATGCTTGCAGATAGGGAGCGGAGCAAGAAAGCCGGAATCATCCTTACTTCTGTTCCTGATACTATTCCAACACCAACAGTAGGTGCTACTCCAGTAGATAAAACACGCCCAGAAGTAATAAGTAAACCGAGTAAACCAACTAAAACTAGCCAAAAGGAAGGATAATATGGTATCAGATCACGTAATAGAGCAGTTGCAGTTTGATGAAGGCTATTGTAAGAATACATATAATTGTTCGGAAGGGAAGCTTACTGTAGGGTATGGGTATAACTTAGAAAGTAATGAATTACAGCTTCCAGTATCTCAAGTAAATCAAATCAAACGGGATGGGTTGCCCCGTGTAGAAGCATATCAAATGTTATTAGAGATTGTAGATAAACGAAGTAAAGCATTGCAGGATGCACTTCCATGGTTAAGTAAACTAACACCAGCACGTAAAGCAGTATTACTTAACATGAGCTACCAAATGGGTGTTCCTGGATTACTTAAATTCACTCGTACCCTTGCTGCTGCAAAACGGGGGGATTATGCTACCTGTGCAGTATATATGTTAGAAAGTAAATGGGCTAAACAAACTCCAGCAAGGGCTAAACGACTTGCAGAGCAAATGCATAAAGGGGAGTTTACTTACAACTCCAAAGGAGCGTTATGAAAGGTTATGCAAGAATCTTAATGCGTATGACAAATACTCCGTTAGCTATCTGTCAGAGTAAGTTGGAGATTATTACAGAAAATGTGCTTCTTCCTCTAGCTTTAGGAACTATTCCAGAAAGTACCTATACACAAAAAGAGTTTCCTCTTGCAGCAGCTACAGAATCGTTTGCTACTGTTAATGTGTTTGAAGCCTTGTCCTCTCGTAATGCTGCTGGAATGAGCTCTATGGGAACAAGCTATACCGGCTTACAACAAGAACTTTCTGCCTTAGTAGCTTCTGGACAAAATAACATTGTATTGTTATTAGATTCTCCTGGAGGAGAAGTAACTGGTTTGTTCTCTCTTTCTTCGTATCTCCGTTCTTTAGTAGCTTCTGGAGTAACAATTACTGCGGTAGTTGATGGTATGGCTTGTAGTGCTGCTTATGCTTTAGCCGCAGCTTGTACAAGTATTGTTGCTACGCCAACTAGCATCCTCGGTAGTATTGGTGCAATTATGGTGCATCTTGACCAAAGTGTAGCTGATGCTTCCGCAGGGTTAACTTATACTATTTTCCGCAGCAAAAGCCAAAAAGCCCTTGGCGACTCACATACACCATTAAATAAAACAACACTGGACAAGTTCCAAGCAATCTTGGATAATGCGGACACAGCGTTTAACCTTGATGTACTCGCTAGCCGCCCAAGCCTTACTTTAGAAGCTATTGTTTCTATGAAAGGCAGCGAGTTTATAGCCACGGAAGCCTTATCACTAGGTTTAGTTGATAAGATTGTTCCGAGTGTCTATGAAGCTCTAGCAAATATTGGCTCAGCAAGTACCAGAAAGAAAAAACCCTCAACACCCCTAGCAAAAAGTTCTGCTAGTAACCTATCCACTAACCTAAAAGGTATTAAGATGGAAAACCCAGAAACAGAGATTGAATTAAGGATGGCTCTAGCTGCTTCACTTGCAGAAAATGCTAAACTTACAGCAGAAGTAGCTCAAGCAGGAGTTCTTGCAACAACTAATGAACGTGCTAGGGTTCTTGCAGTATTTGACCAAACAACCAAATTAAATCTTTCTCCAGCCCATGCAATTAAAATGGTAAGTAAAGGTTATGATGCGGATATGAGTTTAGACTTCCTTACTACAGTTGCAGCTAGTATCGGAGCTGCTACAAGTATTGATGCTAGTGGACAGAATCCAACAACTACTTTACTTACTACAGCAGCAGAATTAAATCCAGCTTCATCTAGGTTATCAGACCTACATGCTGCTGCTGTTGGTGGCTGCTTAATCAATAAAGCATAAGGAACTACTATGCCAATTACTACAAGTTATACCCCAAAGAAACAGCTTTGGGCAGGAGAACAAGGCGATGATCGAGTAGCCGTTACAGTTGCATCAGGACAAAACTTAGCACAGTATACATTAGTTATGACTGATGGTGCAGGTAAGGTTGTTGCTCATGATGGTAACTTACTCCGTAAACCTAAGGGAGTTTTAGTTTCGGCGGTGGATGCTACTGCTGGCGATACTGCTGGTATGGTATATGCTGATGGCTGGTTTGCTATGGATGTAATTGTATTTCCTGCAACTGTCCTCGTTCCTACTTATGTTGCTGGTGTTGTTACTGCTACAGTAAGTACAACAATTACTTCATTACTTAAACAAAAACTACTGGAGTCTACTGATATGTATGCAGTTCCTTATGTAGCTGGAGATTACTAATATGGCTTCTCCTACTAACATTTCAGCTTTTACTATCTACGACCATGCGGAAATCCAAGGCGTGTTATCGGAGATAATTCCTTTTCAAGCACAGCTAGGTAAACATTTCGGTCAGGTGATGAACTTTGAAACCGAGAACATTAACTTCGATAAAATCTTCAATGATTTACGAGTTAGTATTTACGTTGACCCTGCACTATCTGCTAAGCCTAGTAAGAATCGTGGTTTTGCTACTACCAGTTACACCGCACCATATACAAAACAGAAAGAGATCATTGATGTTAATGAAATCTACCATCGGAGTGCTGGGGAAAAGATTAACCAGTTTGCTTCCCCTTCTCAGAAGTTTGCCTACCAGTTATTACGGAAAGCGGATACAATGCGTACTAAACATGCGCGTAGAATTGAGTTAGACCAAGCTGCCTTGTTACTTGCTGGTAAGTATACAGCA